AACGGTCAGCGTGGTTGCGTTGATCGCACCGACGAAGACCGCCGGCTGACTTCCGTTCAGTCCAGGCAGCACGGCGGATAGAAACGCCGCCAGCGCCGCCTGCACATTGGATTGCGTCGGGGAGACCTGCACCGGGACGACGCCGGCCTATTGCCGGTAGAAGGCAATGTCGAGCAGCGGACTCCCAGTCGCCGCGATGAACTGCAGCGCCGATAGCGTGCCGTTATAGGGCATCGGAGTCGCCCCACTCACCAGGATGACGCCGATCCCCGATGTCGGCGCACCGCCGTCATCGCGATACCGCACGTTTGCAGTCTCGGCTTGGAGCGCGGCCGTCGTCGCATTGGGTGGTATGCCGCCGCTGGTCAGGCTTGCGGATGACGATGTCGACGTGGTGCTGAGCAGATAAACGCCCGCACCGCCTGGCGTGCCGCTGATCTGTGACACGATCGTGGTGCCAGCCGTAATACCAGTACCGGAGACGGCCTGCCCGGCTTTGATGATTCCAGTGACCGATGTCGTTGTCAGTTGATTGGCTGCAGCACCGCTGCCGGCCGAGCCCGTGAAGGATGCACTGACGCACGATGCCAGACCGACCGCGGATTCAAGCTGGGTCGCAGATAGTTGGCAGGTCCAGAGCGGGACCGTCGTCTGGCCGGGCGTTGTCCATTGCGCGTGCGCTGCGCTTGACAACAAGAGCGGCGCCAACAGCGCCAGCCTGATACGTGATTGCTTCAAGACGATCACTCCAATCAAGCGCCGTTCTGCAGCGTACCGATGACCTTGGACCAGCCCGCAGTCAGCGACCACGGTTCGGCGGGTTGCGTCACCAGATAGACCGATCCGTCCGGCGTCGTCAGAAGATCGCCGCCTTTGAGCGCGATACGGACGCCGCCGCGGATCGGGGCGCTGAAATAGAACGCCAGGAAATTCCCTTGCAGATTAAGCGCGTCCATATGGCGAAGATCGGTTGCGCTCAACGCCTGGACTTGCGCCGGCAATGTCATCGCCAGCATCATCGTTTCCGATGCAACGGTCTGTTGTGGGCCGACAGAATAAAGCCCAGGACCACCCGGAACGCCCGACAACTGCCCGGTGACGATCGTATTCGCCGCCAGGGCATCCGTCGTGTCGGACAGGTCTACGCCCGGAAGCACCGCGCCTGACGCGACAGCGCTCGCATTGAGCACGCTAGAAGCCGACGTGACCGTGCAGCTATTGAGCGTCGCACCGATGCTGAGCTGATAGGTGCCACTTCCGCCCGGGGAACCCGACAGCTGTTGCTCGATCGTCGAACCGAACGGCAGCGTATTGGTGCCATCGCTTCCTGAAACGACATCGCCGACCTGCAGGCTTCCCGTCAGGACCACCGCCACATCAAGCGTCGTCGGCGCATTGATCGGATCGGGAATGGACGCCGTGAACGTCCCGCCGATCGACGCCGTTATGCTGCCCGGCGTGGCATAGCCCGGAACTTGCGATCCGTCCGGGCCGATCACATTGCCGATGCTGACCCGAACGCCGATCGGCTGATTGGGATTGATCGCCCCAACGCATGGGGCGACCAGGGCATGCAGGTTCATCGAAAGGATGCGTCAGTCAGTATGACCGATCGCGTTCAGTTGACCGGTATTAGCGCCCGAGGCGGTCGTGACCAGCATCACCAATTCAAGCGCAATATGCTGACCCGGAACAAGGCCGGCGGTGGACGGAATGTTGAAGGTGTAATTCGCGGGCGTGCTATTAAACTGCTGCGCCGCCGTGATGCCGGTAATTGCGGTCTCGACACCGCCGACCTCGGTATAGGCGTTGAGCGTCAGCGTGGTGGAGGCCGCCGTAATGGTGCCGGAGCCGGTATAGTTCGCATTCACCACCACAGGGATGGCGCTGCCCGCAACATAAGTGCTGGCGACATCCGTCTCGAACAGGAATTTCGTGGTGACAGCGCTGCTCGATGTCGCGACGCCGGTCAGGTCATAAGATGTGCCGGCGGTGCGCGCGATGTTGAAACCGGTGCCAGAAGCGCCTGACGCCGCGCCGGTAATGCCGCTGTCGAACCGCGCATCGGTGAGACTGAGCCAATGCGTGAAGGTGCCTGACTGATTTGACGGCACGAACAACATACCGCCCGGCAGCAATCGGCCGGATGAGCCGGGCTGGCGCATGAACGACTGATAGATCGTGCCGCCGGAAATGCCGTAGTTCTGCAGCAGCCATTCGGAATTTGAATTGCCGTTCGATGAACTCGGCACCGGCGCCGGGATCTGATCGACGGTCGTGGACTGCGCCAATGCGGCGATCGGCAACGCTGTGAGGCCAACGGCCACCAACAAAGATCGGAAGAGTTTCATTGGATGTTCCCTTTCACTTGACCTCGTAATCGACGGAATTGAGCATGTGGCCGGTATCGACCAGCGGCTTTGCCGAGCCCTTACGCGCGATCGTGGACGGCGCGTTGGGCGGCGTGTTGGTATCGACGATGCTCTGCTGTAATTGGCCTTTGACGCCTTCGCCGGTCAGCGCCAGCGTCTTGGCGGCGTCGTAACCGTTCGCTTTGAGCAGATCGGCAATCGCCTTTGGCCACTCGTTCGACTTCTCCGCAATCATGTTGCGAAAGAACGGCCGCGGCGGAGTGCCGGCGCCCGGTGCGCCGTATTCCTGGATCGCAGCGATCATCGCGACCGACTTGCCATCCGGATAGGTAGCCTTTTCCAGAAAGCCGACGCGAACGACCGTTGCGTTGGTGGCGCTTATCACGATGGCTTGGAGCGCTCCCGCGAGCTTCGTACCGCCTTTGACCGTCGCCATCAGCCGTGCCTTTTGCCCAGCCGTTTTGCGGCGCGGTCCTGTCCGTGAGGACTATGCGCCGGCGCCGCTTCGAACCGTTCGATGTGCGCCAGCAAATCTGCGACTTGCTGCTGCAGGGTCCTTAGCGCCGCCTCGATACGGGTGCATCGTCGATCTTCGGCGCGCTGCTTGCGGTCAACCGCGATCGCGTTGGCGTCGATATCCATAACGCCTCGCTATGTCTTCGAACCGTCGGACAAAGGGGGCGCACCATTGTCCCCCGCTATCGCTTCGCCGACCTTGCGCACCTGTTCGATGAAATCGCGGAGGCCCTGCTGCTGCTTTCGCTTTTCGTCGACCGCTTGCGCGGCAAGCGTTTCGGTCGCCTTCAGCTCTTCAACCAGCGCGTCCGCGTGCTCGTCGAGGCGGCGGCCGGAGGCGTGCATTTCGTCAAGCAAGCCCAAAAACCGCGCGCCGGGTTTCGGCGCCGCAGGCTTCGCGGCGGCCGGCGCAACTACACCGATCGCAGGCTTCGCTTCATCGACCATACAAATACCCGGAATTGGTTGATTCCAACGGACTGCCGCTTCGACGCCCGCACAAAGCCGATCGAGCTTCGCCCCGGCGGGCGTCACGTAGGGCGGACGGTCGCACTTTCGAGAGCGGCGAGGCGCGCTTCCATCTCAGACAGGCGACGCTCCAGCGTGCGCTTGGCAACCATCAATTCCCGTATGCGCCGCGCCATCACGTCCGGTTCCATCAACGCCCCCACCATGGACCGCCGATGACCTGGCGCTGCTGCGTGATTTTCGGCACATAGCGGCCAAGCCTGAAGGGAAGAAGCATCTGCCAGTACGCCGCGCCATATTGCGTTTGCGCAAACCACGCGTTCGACGCCGTGGTCGGAAAGTCGACCGCGACCGCGACCGAACCTTCACTCGCGTCGGACACGCGGCCGACCAGAGGCGACAACGGCTGCAGCGCCGATCCGAACAACAATTGCGCAACATGCGCGACCATCAGATTGAGCAGTTGCGCCTGAAGCGCCGCGTCGTTGACCGGACCGCCGCCGTCGTTGCGGCAATACTGTTGTGCGATCGGCAGGATGACGTTGACGACCTGCGTTTCGGTCAGTGCAATGAAATTCGGCGCCGACGTGACGAATTGCGGGAACGCCGCCGCCCAATTCGCAAAGCTGAACTGGACGATAACACCCACTATGCGGCCTCTTCGTCCCGCTTGTCGGTCGCGATATTGGACAGGTTCGGATTGGACCGCGCCGGCCACCGCGGATCGCGCGGTACATCGCGACCGCCTTTTCGCACCATTCGCACGTCAAGCCGTTCCAGGCCGGACTTGACCTCGTCCTGCTCCTTGCCGTGACTGACGGCGCGGGCCTGCGTCTTTTCGATGTAGATCAGGTGATTCTTGACGAGCGCGGAGTCCTTGTTCTGCTCCATCCAGGCCCCCGCCACTTCCGCCGGCACGTTCGGCGTCAGCGCATAACCGCCCGCAATGACAAACGCCGGGGCCCTGCCATGAGGCACGGCGGGACCGTTGATCTTGACCGGCTCGCCCACAGCCAGAGACCGTGCCTCCTTGCGCGTCCCGCCGCCGAGTACGGGCACGTCGTACTCTTCCATCCTGAAGACACGCATGATGATTCCGGCGGGATGCTTGCAGGCAACGGTCACGGTTCGCGACATGGCGTTTACCTCTCGTTTTGACTGCAACGAATGACGATCAGATGCCGATCATCGAGGCGATCGTCATCGTCATGCGCAGAATGCATCCCCAGGTGCCGGCCGAGACTTTCTGCTTATAGCTCGACATCATCGGAATGAGCTTGTGGGCGCGCATCTTCTCGTTGAAGCTGCAATAGCCGGTCTCCTGGCCATCGACCTCTTCGGCGATCAGCTGCATGAAATTGCCGCCGCTGATGCCCTGCGGATTGGACGCGCTGAGCACGCCATATTGCACGGCGTTTTCCACGCGCAGGTTCGGAAAGTTCTTCTTCAGAAGATCGCTGACATTGACGTTGAAGCTGTTGGTTGTCGTCAGCGCGGCTTCGGACTGCGGCGACATCGCTAGGGTCATCCTGGTCTCGCGATTGACCAGACCTGCCGTCTGCGCCACGAGCTGCGCGAACAGGTTTTCGATATCGGCATAGATCTCATTCGCGGTCGCGGCGACCTGACCTGACGAATTGTACCAAGTCGTGCCGCCATAGGCCTTCAGCGCCGGCGTGAGCGACGCGTTCAGATGCGGGTCGTTCAGAAGCCCGTAGTTCTGCAAGCCCTGCACGCCGAAGAAATACGTCAGGTTCGAGAACTTGTTGAGCATCAGCGCCGCCGAGTAATCGAGTTCGGCAACCCAGTTAATCCGCGCAAGGCCTGCGCGCTCGAGTTCGCGCTCGCCGTATTGCTTGATGACTTGGAACAGATAGGCTTGGCGCTGCGGCCAGTTGGTGTTCGATGTCACGGCGCCGTTCTCGGCATAATCGCCGTAGCTTGACACTTCGCCCGCCGCTTCGGTCACGGGCAGCATGATCGTGTCGTCAAGCCAGGTGCCGCGGCGTTCTTCGCCCATGATGGCGGTCGCCTTGTTCGGCGCGAACAGCGCCTTGAACACCTTCGGGTCGACCATCGTGGTGAAGATCGAGGGCACCGCCGAGTTCGGATCGGTGGTCGACAGCTGCGGCTGCGCGTCCATCGCGAGACCGAAATCATACCGGAATTCATCCGGCACGTAGGAGGTCACACCCGGCAGCGTCACGCCGCGAAGCGCAAGCTGAGCGCGGTCTTCCTGCCAAAGCGTCATTGCTTCGTGGCGATTCATGTCAAGTGCTCCGTTGTTGCACCTGGCTTCGGCCGGGCGCGATGGACGAAATTACGGCGCGACGGTTCCCCGCGGAGCGCCCATACCGAAACCGGCACGGCCTTGATGCTGATACGCAAAGCGCCGCGCTTCGATCAGGTCCTTGCTGCCGAAGATCATCGAATTCAGCACAAGGACTGAGTTCTTGTTGGCTTCGCGCCACGTCTCCCAGACGGCATCCGGGACGCCTTCGGTCAGCGCCCAGCCGTAGATCAAGTGCGAAGGCCTTATCCGGCCGGGACCGCGGTCATAAGCGGTCCCGTGGATCGTCGTGCCGCCGATCGCTATGCCATTCGGCATCTTGCAGACGACGGCGTAAGGCATCAGTTGGTGACGCCCGGCGCGTTGCTGATCTTGACCAGCTCGCCGGCAAGCCCGGACGACACCGCGTACCAGGACGTTTCGACATCGCTATTGCCGGTCAACGCTTCGGACCCGACAGTCTGGGTCAAGTTCACGACGTAGGTGCCGGCGCCGCCGGTGCCGGTGCCGAGCGCGGTGATCGTGGTACCGGCCGTGACACCGGAGCCACCGACGAGCTGCCCGACGCCCCATGTGCCCGTCACCGTGCCGCCGACCGTCAGCAGCCCGTAGGTGCCGCTGATCGTGGTGGAGGCGGCAGATTGTTCGGGAATGCTGACCGCGTAAGTGCCGATGCCGCCCGTGGTCCCGGACAACTGCGAGACGATCGTCGAACCCGACGCGACGTTGGTCCCGGAAATCGCGGCGCCCGGATAGACCGTGCCGGACCCGACCGCCGTGACCGTCATCACGTTGCCGGTGATCGATCCTGTAACCGAGAAGATCTCCGCGGCGATCGAGGCCGCCGAAGAAGTGGCCTGCGACGGCGCTCCCGACGCTGCAAACGACGCTTGCCCGTTCGCAAAGGATGCGTAGGCCTTGTTGCCGTGAACAGCCTGCGTTGCGCCGTTGTTTTTGACCCAGAAGCCGCCGGCGGAATAGACGGTCGTCTCAAACCCCGCCGGAATGGTCATGCCGGCATCGCTGAGATAGGTCGTGATCAGACCCTGTTGCGCGCGACCGACGAAGCCCGTCACATTGCCGGAGCCGAAATTATTGCACGCCGCCGGCGCACCATCGCCATCGATCTGGCTGGACGAGGCCCAGCAGAACAGGCCGATCGTCAATCCGTTCGGACCAGCCACCAGACCACCGGGGCCCGCATCCACCGAATAGCGCGGATTGGCGTCACTGAAATCGCCAGCCACCGCGGGAGCCGGCTGGGTCGTCACCGAACTTTGGATGCCACCGCTCATGGGGCGATCTCCTTGTTGCTCGAATTGTCAGAAACGGATGAGGTTTAGGCGCCGACGCGGATTTTCATGGCGTCGGGATAGCGCTTGGAAAAGCCCTCGATGCCGGCGCTGTCATGCGCGAAGACCGGCGCATTCTGGCGTTCGGAGCCCGGCTTCGGCACCATTTCCAGAATGCTCTTGAAGGCCGACGGATGGATGTTCTTGGTCGACTTGCCGAGCGTCTCCAGCGCCGATTTGTAGACATCCTCGGCACTGTCGCAGGCGATGGCGAAATCCCCGACCCACGGCCGCACGAAGCGCTCGGCTTCGCGCACGCCCTGCTGGCGCTTGCGCTCCCCGGCGATGGCCTCGTCCATGGCCTTTTTGGTGTCTTCCTTGTCTTTTTCTTTTTCCTTCTCTTCGTCGTGGGCCTTTTTGTCCCTGGCCTTGTCGTTGGTCTTCTCGGGATCCGGACGCTCATCTTCTTCGTCGCGCTCGGCGTCGCGCCCCATCATGGCGTCAAGCGCCTTCCAATCCTCGGCCGACGCCTTGCCTTCCTTCAGACGCTCTTTGAGCGCTTCGCGCTCTTCGTCGCGCGCCTTGCGATCGGCCGCCTTCTTGTCGCCGCCGGGGCCCTTGCCTTTGCCGCCGCCGGGCTCAGGCAGATCGGCGTCCTTTGCCGCCTCTTCCTCCGGCATGTCTTCATCGAAGGCCATCAGGAAGGTGCCCAGATCGTCGATCTTGGCGTCCTTGGCGAGTTTCGGGCCGACAAGCTTCGCGACGCCCGCTATCAGCGCCGGCCGCTTGCTTGGATAGTTCTTGGCCGTCACGTCGGCCAGGAGCGGCGCAAAATCGAGCTTGGCGTCGGCCGCAAGCTTCGGCCGCAGATACGCGGTAATCGCACCCTGGACCATGGCGGCCTTTCGGGTCAGCACAATCTTGTCCATCGCAGTCTCCTTGCTGTCGCCGATCACCACGTCGGGCCCGGCTCTACCTGCTCGCACAACCGCGACGTGGTTGCCCACGATGTCGCGCATGATTCCGTCATACGGCTCGCCTTCGTAGTCGCCCGGCGTCATGTCCGCGCGATAGCGATATCCGCTCGATAGTTCCTTTTTCAGATCGGCCTCGACCTCGTCGATGTCGTCCTTCGACCACACGACAAGCGAGTTCATCAGATACGGATAAGCAAAGACCGCATCGGTGCCGGTCGAGCCCACCACGTCGTTCGGCTGGTGATTGCTTGCCGATACCGGGACGTGCCGCCGCAGCAGCGGCAGATTGTTGAACGTGTCGGCGGCTTTGCGCAGCTCGTCGGGATGGCGCAGCAGCCTGTATTTGCGCGCCGGATCAAGCCCGAGGTCTTCGGCCTGCGGTATCTCGCGGCCGTAGTATTCGCATACGTTGGCCTTGCTGATCGGCGTCAGCGCGACATGCAGGCGGCCATCGGCATCGTATTCGCGAACCGAGGCCCGATCGAACGTGATCGTCGCTTCGTCATGCGCGCCGCCGAAATGCTCGGCACGGAGCGCATCGGCGCGTTTGGCCAGGCCTTCGTGGCCGTGCATCCGCGCTTCACGCGCGGCCGCGAGCAGAAGATCGCGGCTGTAGACCCATTCGCCGTTGGTCTTGTCCTTGACTGGATATTTCCGCTGTTCCGGTTCAAGAAAGACATGACCGGGCATCTCTTCGCGTTTGCCGTGATTGCGGCCCGCTTCGGCGCGCTCTTTCTCGTTTAGCTTGCCTCTGGCGTCATCGGTTGCGTGTTCGAGCTCGTGCTCTTCCTCGCGCGCCCACTTTGCAAACCCGGCACGCAACGCATCCCATTCCGCAGGCTGCATATCGCCAGCCATTGACAGGCGGTCGTTCAGCGTCGCGGCGACGCCTGGATGAAGCGGCTGCGGCAGTTGATCGAGCGGTGCCCAGGCAAAGCCTGAATGCTCGGCATTGAGTTTCGGTGTGAACTTGTCGGCGACGGGACGCGCGTATGTGTGAAAGACCGTACCGGCGTCATTGATCCGCTGATCGAGCAATCGCTTCGGTCCGCTGCCGATCGCCGAACCGATTTCCTCGACGGCTTCACGTTCGGCGGCGCGCTCCGGCAGCTCGCCTTGCTCCACCTTGCCGCCCGGCAGATTCCAGTAGCCCGGATAGTTCGCTTCGCTTGAAGCGCGTCGCAACAGCAACACATCGCCATCGGGCGCGATGAAAAGAATGCCGGCGCCTTGCATGCTGTCGCCGACGAATTCCTTGCCGACGGCGCGCGGAATACCGAGATTGCTCCTACCCTCCGCCGCAGCGAACATCGCGCGGCGCTGGCGTTCGGATACCGGCGGATCGGTCGCCATGCGCTCATCCATGGCAAGTTTGGCCATCCGCGCACCTTGTTGTTTGTCAGGGTCCGCCAATTGGCGGAGGCGCCATCAACGGCCGCTATATGGACGCTCGAATAGGCTGACGGCGTTCGGATCGAGACTCCGCGCGCAACGCTTGCTGCGCGATCGTCGGGTCGCCTCTTCGGCCTGCCGAAACCGTGCCGCGGCCTTCAGCGTCGCGTTCCGCTGTTCCGATGCGGCAAGCTTTTGTTTGAGCTGCGCAGTCTCGATAGCCGCCAGTTCATACGCCGATTGTTCTGCGCTTCGGCGTCTCGGCATCTAACCAAACATCGTTGATGGCGCACACAACCACGGCATCAGATTGATGCAATACGCAGCGCCCCGCATAAGTGCGGCGCGCCGGCGCTGTGCGTGACGTGACTTCATTACGTTGTCTCTTAGTAGAGTTTAACGATGCGAAGACCGCGCGGTTGTCTTATTCATCACGCGCCGGAAACTGCACGAACCCGATTGCATACGGCGTATCCAAATCACACGCCGACTGCTCGACTTGACGATATCCGATTGCATCCGCAGGGGGGGCGCCGACACGGTCACGACGCATTCTCGGTGTTGCAAACGTCTCAGCCGGATAATTGTACCACACTCTACCCGGCTTTCGCTGACTGTGCCGGATTGGGCGTCCGCTCGGGTGTTGGTGTTTGCTCATCAGCTAAATCCCGGCACCACAGCGCGCGCCACGCATCGGCAATTCGGCAACTCGCCCGGCAGGATGAATTTCTTGACGTCCGGATCGTACCAGCCCTCGGCGACCTCGTAGCGCTGGCGGTCACGGCCGGCCTTTAGATGCGTGCGGCGCTGCTCTTTGCCGCCGCCGGAATGGACCCAGATCGCCTCGGTCACGCCGACCTCGAGCTGGCGCGCCCGCGTCATGCTCGCCGTCGCCTTGTTGTTCTGGTCGAGCGCGATAAACGCCGCCCGCCTTCGCGTCACGCCGAACTCGCGTTCGATGTCGTCTGTCAGTTGTCCGAGATCGCGGCCGGTCTGCACCGACCGCATCACCATGCCTTCGACCTGCGCCAGATAGTGCTGCGGAATGGACTTGATCAGGCTGACCTGCGCATTGATTGTCGCGTCCATCACGTCGCGCGCAGCCGGCGTCATCTTCCATTCGACGGTGAAGCCGGCGTCTTTCATGATTTTCCGGAGCGCCGCCTGTGATCGTTTCGCCGTTGACTTGGCAAACCAGTCCGCAAGCTTGGGCGCTGCTTCGTCGAAGCGCTTAAGCCAGCGCTTTGTCAGTTCGCTCATCGCGCGCTGCAGCGCGTCGGCTGGCGTTTCGTCTTCCCCCAGTGCGATGAGGCGCGGTTCGTTGGCGCGGTATTTTGCAGCGAGCCAGTAGAGCACGCTGCGGTTCATCTCGCCGATCAGATCGTCAAGCTTGCGGCGGTATTCTGCGGTTATGCCGGCATTGGGATGGACGGGCCGTAGCAGCCGCTCATTCGTCCGATCGCGGCGGTTTCGGCGGGGTGTCGGCATCGGGCTCACGTCGCTTCGGCTTGGTCCCGAACCCCTCGACAAGCTTGGTCGCCGCGGCGATCTCCGCTTCGTCGTCCGCCTGATCAAGCATTTCGCCGAGATTGATCTCGATCACTATGCCGCCTCGCGCCGCTCCGAATCGCCGTCTTTTTCGACTTCGGCCTCAAGCACTCTAGCGGTTCCGGAGGTCGGTTCAAGCCCTTCTTCCTCTTCTTCCAAGAGGTTCGGCGCGTCTTCAGGGCGCAGTCCGTGGTAGGGAGAATCCGGGTCCTTGGCGATGACGGTGCGGCGTTCTTCGGGGGCGATGGCGCCGGCGTCAATGTCGATTTGCGCCGTTTCGGCTTCGGTCTTGCGAACCTCGGCGATCTCTTTCTCGCTCAGGGCCCATAACGGCTCGAATTCGAAGGTGATGTCCTCGTCAACCTCGCCGAACAGCGACAGTTGCACAAAATCGATCACACGGCCCAGATTAACGAAGAACAGCGCCCGCTGATAGGCGGCGATCCAGTCATAGAAGCAGCGGATTTCGCCGTCTGACGATGCATTAAGCCCCGATGGGGTCGAACCAAGCAACTTCACCAGCGGAATACCGCTAACGCTCGCCATATGCTCCTGCGACTGGGCCTGCAGCAGATCGAGGCTCGACAATGGCGCCGCGACGTTGGCGAAATCCTCCTGCTCCTTATCGAGCATCATCAACCCGCGATTGTTGCGCAGATTGTTGAACAGTTCCGCCCGCCGGTTGAGGAATTCGCCGCCGACCTGGACCTGCTCGGACATCGTCGTTTTCAGAACGAAGGTCGAATAGGCCGAGATCGCATCGTTGACCGACTGCCGCGTCTGCAGCCAGTTATCCACATAGGGCTTGGCCATCTGCGTCAGCGCCAGGCCGCCGAACGAGTAGGCCGGCTTGAGCAGGTCCGACACTTCCCGGCCGATGAATGTCAACAGGCGCGACGCGTGAATGCGCTTGCCCATGACGAACCAGGTGTCTGGCTTGTACCAATCCCCCTTCAGCGGATCGTTCGAATTGTAGTTGGTCGGATAGGTCCACACCGCCTCGACCGGCCGCAACGCTTTCAAGTCGCCCTTGCCGACTTTGCGCTGGCTGATCTTGTCGCGCCCTGAGCCGATCGGCGTCAGCAGTTCGGTTTGATCGTCGGTGGACCCGGTGTCCAGATAGAGATGCGCGCGGCCGAAGAAGCCATCCTGCTCCGCGCAGCGCTTGAATGCGCTCTGAGCCTGGAGCCGCACCAGCTCCGCTTCGATGGCGGCGATCTTGTCGGTCTTGTCTTCGTCGCCGACGGACTGAAGCTTGATCCATTTCCGCGTCATCTCGGTCGCGATGACCTCGACGATGCGGCGGTATTCCGGACGTTGCGACAATTCGGCGAGATACGGATAGCCGAGAAATTCCAGGCCTTCGCTGAAGGCGTAGCCGTAGTAGCCGCCGGCCCATGCACCAAACGCAGCGATGTTGGGCTGCGCATCCATCGCGAGCTTGGCATGCGCCTTCGGCAACACGCCGGGCGGCGGCAACGGTATCTTGAACGGCGTCTTTTGTAGTGCGGGTTTCGCCCGCGTCGCCGCGACCGCGCTTTCCGAGATGCGCGGCTGACCGTTACGCGTTACGTTACGCGTAACGCCTTTGAGTTTTTGCCTTTTGCGAAACCGCGCCTGCCGAAGCGCGGCGGCGCTGCGGGGTTTTTCCTTCATAGCCGGAACGCACGCGGCCTGATTTGTGCTGGCTGGCGCGACGCCGCGAGCGCCGCGTCGGAAATCACGATCGTATCGAGCGCATCCAGCATCAGATTGCTCACGCCCCAGATCAAGGCATCGGCGCGGTCGGGACTATCGGCGCCCATGTAGCCGCTTTGCGTGAACGAACAGAGCTGGTCTTCCAGATGCCCGAACCGTTCGACGTGGTGGACGCGGCCCTGTTCATAGAGCGCCGACACCGGTTCGGCGCGGACGTGCTTGCCGCGCGACGCGTTGATGACCTGCACCTTGACCTTTTTGTCGGCTGCCTGAATGACGAACCGCACCATCTCGCCACCGAAATTCTGCTCGGCAACGATCCGATCAGCGCCGAACTCATGATAGGCATTGACCGCGGCGCGGCCCCATACCAGTGGACCGTCTCTCAACGTGCGATCCGCCAGCACATAGGCGTGACCGTCATCGCCCTTGCCCACCACCGTAATACCGATCTCATCGGCGCTTTCGTCTTCCTTGCTGGAGGCGCCGGACGGATCGACCGCCACAACGATCGTTCGACATGCCTTGGCGCGCTGGTGCGGCGTTAGGCTTTCGTCGCGGCCTTTGTCGAGACCGTCGTAACTCCACAACGCGCCTTCCAGTTGATCGATATAGACGCCTTCATAAAAGCGCTTGCGCTGCCGTTCGGGCATCGCCTCCAGCGAGGCGAGATATTCGCCGGTCAGGTTCCTGGCATTTTGCGCCGGGTTGATGAAGCTGCGCGCATAGTCGGTCGGATTGGACAAAGGCTTGCGGCTGAGCGGATCGCGCTTTTCGCCGAACAGGACGTTAGTCCAGTGCCCCTTGCCGACCGGGTTGAGATCGTAATAGGCGCGCTGTTTGAGAAACGGCACCGTCTGGGCCAGGCGGGTGAGCGCCAGCAGCACGGAATTGTAGGGAATTTGCGAGCACTCGTTGAAATAGAGCGTCACGAATTCCTTGCCGAGGATTTTCTCCAGCCGCTCCTTGTCGTCGAGACCGCCAACCCAGATTTCGGCGTCGTTCGGCAGCGAGAAGAAGCCGTCCTGCCGATGCGATTTAAGCTTGACGCCCGGAAACTGCGTCCGAAACACCTTCGGCAGCGTATCGAGCGCGATCGAGCCGCGCGCCGCATTGGCGTGCTGGCGAAGGATGGCGTGGCGTGAGCCTTCGGCGCGCAAGGCGCGGATGCCGACGGCACGCACCAGAAGCGTTGTCTTGCCGGAGCGCGAGCCGCCAACTAACGCCGTATGCCGCTGCGGCCCCGCCAGGATTTCTTCGGCCGCGACCTGGCCCGGATTAGGGCTCCACTCAGTAGGCGGCTTCGCGTGGGGTAATGCTGACGGGGATGGGATGGCCATCAGGTCCGGAGCCTTCCCACTTGTCCTTCCAGATGCCGGCGAGCTTGGCCTTGGTCACGATGGCGCTGACGGCCGCAGCGGCACCGCTCCGTTCCCGCATCGCCTTCATGCGCGCCTCTTCGGCTTCGCGAATGCAACTGCCGGCTGACACGCCGGCCAGCGCCGCGCCGTCTTTCTGGATTTCGGCGACCCGGACCCGAATGTGCGGATGCTGGGCGAATTTGCGGGCGTTCGCGGGAAAGGACGATCCGGCCGGATCATAGCCGGCGATCTCGGCCGCCTCTTCGGCGAGCGTACGTCCGGGCGCGTGCTTACCGGCCGCCAGATGCTGCGCGGCATTCTCCCAACGCGGATCGCGTAACGCACCCATGACACATCGGCTCGGTTTGATTCCGGGTGATTCCAAACGGACTCATTTTCGCCACTGACTCCGTCTCTCACCCTATGGCAAAGAAAAAGCCGGGTTGCCCCGGCTGTTCTCATCTCGCGCTTCGCACTCCGCGTGGCCCTTTGGGTGGCTGTCGGGGTGGCTGTAAACGTGGCTACCGGGAACGCACCTGACGTATGTTTGCCGCTTACTCCTGATTCTCTGGCTTGGCAATATCAATCTCAACACGCCGCCGACTTGTTGACCGCTCTTGCTGCTTCGCCAGCGACCGATTGGCCGCTGCTCCACGCTGCGTTGCCCTTCGAATGCTGCGCCTTTGTGCGGCGGTGATCGTTCGTGTCAATCGATTGCCCTGACAGCGGAACTGCTCCGCTATCTGTTCAAGGTCGTCGAGATCGCTCACAGCTTGGCTACCTGCCAGATTTCCAGCTCGACCGGTGTCGGCCGGCCGAAGATATTGACCGCTACCTTAATCCGCGTCTCTGGGTCAAATTCTTCGATGCCAACATCAAGCCCAAGTTCGACAATGCCCGGAAACGATGCAAACGGGCCATTCGTGACCCTCACCTCGTCACCGATGTTGAAGACCGCCCGCATCGTTTCCTTGCCGGGCACGGCGCCGTCGCCGTTTTCCCGTGATTTGATGGCCCCAATGATCTCGTCGGGCATCCACACCGGCTCACCGTTGCGGCAGACGAGACCGCCGACGTGACCGCGCTCAAACACCTCGTGGATGCGACCATCACGTCGATCGACGTGCATGAAAATATACCCGGGGAAAAGCGCCGCCGGCATCGGCTTGCATATCGAAACGCCGCTCTTGCGCTGGGCTGCCGACATCTGCCGGCGGGGGATCGGGTGAAGCGTGAGTATCGTCGGATAGTAGGTCTCGATCTTGTAGTCCTGGAACAGATCGAGGATGGCCCTGTCGGACCGACCGAAGCGCTGCGTCACGTACCACTTCACATCGTTGAGGCTGCCTGTGTTGCGCTGGCGGCGCTCCGCGTCTCGTCGCTGGATGACGCCCAACAGCCGTTCTGCCGTCTCGGTCCCGGTCTCAATGCCCATGTCGCTCATGCCTCACCCTGTTTTTGTGAATTCGGCCAAGTCGTCGTCGCTGCAGCCGCCGTCCGGTGGGCCTGTGCCGGCGTAGATTTTGCCGTCTTTCGATGGCGGCCATGGCCAGGGGGCATGAGCGCCCTCCTTCAGATGGCCGTGTGCTGCCAAGGCGACGTAAAGATCGATGACTGCGTTCCAGGCCCCGGCTTGCTGGCGGTTGAGAACGGGCCATTCGCGCTGGTCGGGCGCGTCGGCGAGCGCCAACAATTGCGGCGTCACCTCGCGCGAATAGGCGATCGAACGATCACGCAGCCGCATGAAACCGTGGACCGCAGAGGCCTTGCCGGAAAGGCCGTAGATGATCTCGACGGCCTTGGCCTGCGGGCTTCCTCCCGGCAGCGGCGCGAAGCTCTGTGGCTCTGCCTTGGCGGCTTCCAGCAGAAGCGACCACGGCCGCTGCTCGAGATAGCGCCAGCCTGCCGGAACATTTTTGCGCCCGTCCCGTTTGAGTTTTTCGAGAAACGCGCCGATGCCGTTGAGCGCCGGGTTTTCCTGATCGTCGGGCAGGTCACGACACGCCTTTGCCGTTCTCGCCCGATCGTCGGTTGCCGCGGTGGGCCAGCGTGTTTCGAAGGCCGCGATGAACGCTGCCTTCCTGTCGTAGCCGACCGCCTCTCTCTCAATTTGGTCAGATTCAGTCCTTGGTGATTCCGTTTTTAGTAATTCTTTCTTGGCCACCCCCGGGTCAGCCGGTAGCGGCTCAGCCACCCCTGGCTGACCCGGGGGTGGAGTGCGGATGACCGGCCCCTGGTCGGAACTCGTTTCTTCGTCGATTTCGTCAGTCGCAGCCTCGCTGGACACCAGCGACAAAGCCCTTCTGACCTCTTCGTCGGAGAGTGACGGTCCCGGCTCATCCCGGATCTCGTAAACGATATCGAACGTGCCATTCGGCAGGCGCGTCTTCTGCGCGCGCGCCCATCCGGTCCGCAGCCAGTTATCGACCACGCGTTTGAGCGCGTCGCGGCCGATGCCCCAGCGGCGCATCAGCGCCGGGCGACGGACCTCCCAATCGTGCGGCCGTGACAGCAGGTAAGCCAATATGCCGACTTCATCGGCGGCCAGCCGTCCGTCTTCGAACAGCAGGTTGCCGATCGTCGTGAAGTTGGCGGTATGGCGGCGGCGGATGATCACGTGTTCGTCTCGTCTGCCGCCGCAAACCATTTATCAACGAATGCTTGGGCAGCCGCCGCTGCCGGGCTGTTCGGCTCGAAGGTAGCGCGCAGCAGCGACTTAACCTTTTCGCAGGTTATCTCGTCAGATGCCGCGTACAGCAACCCCGACGCGATTACCAAGTGATGTAGCGCCAGCTCTGTGGCGCGATCCGGGTCTGCCCTAAATTCCACGCCGCGTTGTCTCGACCACGGTTTCTGTCTCTCAGTCACCGACATGCACCCTCCATGTCTGACTTAGCGGGCAGTCCCGATCAGCAATCCCCACCCAGCACCAGGGTATGACCACGGCCCAACTTCCCTTCAGCGGTCCATCTTCGACCAACTTGCCGCGCGGGACTTGATGTTTGTAGTGACGCAGATGCGACCGGCGCTTGTGCAGGCGCGGAGAGGCATGCGTGCCGAGACCATCGGACCGGAAAAAGATTTTCGGAAACACGTCCACGACGGTGTGTGCTTGGAGCGGCGCGCGCCCTTTTTCAGCACGTTTTCGATTTAGTTTGGCAGGAGCATCCTCTTTGTTCACAAGCGAACTTTTGCTGTGAATCCCGAGAGTAAGGAAAATTGCTAATGCGAATGCCGAACCGATCCGTGGCTTGAATTCGTTTTCGAACCTGGTGCCAAAGGCCACATTGCCGGTCACCATATATTTAATTTTTCCATTGACGATGGTTCCGCGCTCGCGCTTGGCAGTTGCGACAAGGCCCGTCAATAAATAGCGCCCCAAATCGTCAGGCTGGAGATAGATCAGAGACCACGCTTCTGTCGTCTCCTGGAGAAACGCGCAATGTCGCGCCGATCCGATGGTCCATTCGTACCACGCAGTCTTGAATGGTAGCGATATGTAGCCTTCGGCCCACCACTCCAGTTCTTCGTCGTCCACCTCCGGAGACTTGAACGTTTGCCCGCTGCCATCGCGGCTGATCAGAGCAAGCGTCCCGAAATCAAATTTTGCGGCGCCCTCGATTGCAGCTGACAGGGTCACCCGCGCGAGATTCGCGTCGCAGCCAGGTGCCACTAGGACCTGTAGCCCGTCGTCATGGCCTCGCAGGGCATCAATGATTTTGTGAGATATCAGCATCGGCTGTCGGCTCTGGAACAAATTTCGGCGCACCAATCCTCGTTGGCGTAGTTGGCGATCGACATGAGGACGCAGCGCGCGGAGGGTGACTCCACGTCCTGCTCGATCGCCCATGCCATGGCTTGGTAGCTCATGCGGCGACCTTCTCCGCCACAGGCAGGCACAGCGGCCTTCCCGCGCCCGGCCATTTGTCGCCGGACGGCAGCCGCCACTCCTGCCACGGGAAGCCCTCCGGCGGATGCACGGTGATCTTGATGACGCCGCAGCGCTCGCACGCGCGTTCGGTACGCGCGACGCCGTCGGGCTGATCTTCAGCCGCGAGACGCACAACGTCGGTCGACCATCTGTGCCGGCGATCGTTCATGCCGCTTGTTTCCTTTGAGCCGTGACAGCGGCCAGTAGCCCCGCCGGTTGGCGCGCGAGCCACGCGTCCAGCCGATCGGGCGCCGCACGCATCAACCAAAGGGTCGCGTCAATGGTGGAGGCAGCAAACTGTGCACGCGTCATTCCATGGTCGGGGGCCGCCGCCTGTTTTTTGCGTTCGAGTTCGGCGTCTGCGGCGCGGCATGTGTCCCACCAGCTCATGCCCGCCCCTGTGGATAACGGTGTGTAGCGGGGACAGGTGCGGCCGCAGCGGCCGAAGCGGCGTCGGGCGCGGACTCAGCCGTGGCAGCCTGCGACGGTGGGGAAGGCCTCACCAGCGAATAAGGCACGCGTGTCATCGGCCCCACCTCACCGAAAGCCGCACAGGACCGAGCGACCACATCCATTGATCGTCCCACCAGCCGAGCGACACATCGCCCAATCGCCAGTCGAACGGACAGAGACCGACGCCAATGGCGCACCATTTCAGCCGGCGCATGAGCTTGCGGTAATTCATGCCCGCCTCCGATCGAGCGCGCTGTAGCCGGGCGGCGGGTCGCCGAAGATTGCGGCCGTCACCGATCGTGCATCCGCTGCCGCTTGGCGCTGCGCGCGCTCAGCGACGCGCTCCAGGGGCACCCGCATGCCGCTTACTTCGCCACCCAGGCTGCGGCGGAGCGAGGCAAACGACGGCCCCGCCATGGTGAAGCGGTTTTCGACGACGCCGATCGGCCGGCCGATGCGAGACGCGATCTGCGCCAGCACGCCGGCGCGAACGCCGCGCGGAATGTCGGCTGGATCATCGCCGTAGCGGTCGACCACAAGCTCCTGCCATGCCGCAGCCGCAACGGCGATTTCGCGTTCGCTCCAGGAGCGCGTGGCGTGTTTGTTGTTCGATAGCCTCATGCCGCAGCACTCCGTTTTTCCGTTGACTGCAATGGCCATGTCAGCATCCCGACGGCCGTATCGTTTGCGCCGCGCGCCCACAGGCGCGGCCGTGCCAGATCAGGATGTGGGCCGACGGCGGCGATCAGCCGCGCGAACACGGCACCGCGCTCCATGTCCCAGCCGACCTTCGGACCGATAATCAGTTGCCGTTTGAGACCCTCGCAGAACTGCCGCATCAGCGCCGGCGACGCTTCATTGAAGGACGCGGCCAGAGGACCGAGTTCGGCGGGCGGAATGACGTAGGGCGCCAGATACCGCGCCAGGATGCGTATGCGTTCCGGCTGGCCGGGTAGCCCGAGATTGATCTGAATGTCGAAGCGCCGCCAGATCGCTTCGTCGATATCGGCGCCACGGTTCGACGCCGCGATCAAAAAGCCGTCATAGCGCTCCATCCGCTGCAACAGCACGTTGACCGAACCGTTGCGCTCGTCTTCGGAGCCTTGCGTCGCGCTGCGGCGTTTGAGCCCAAGTGAATCAAATTCGTCGATAAAAATGACGGCCTGTTCGGACGCCGCCGCAAGATCGAACAGCGAGCCGATGTTGCGCCCCGTCGAGCCGATATAGGCATCGATCAATCGTTCCGACCGCACACACACCAGCGGCAGCTTAAGGCGCGCCGCCAGATGATGCGCGAGCGTGGTCTTGCCGCCGCCGGGCGGCCCGGTGAACAGCGCTTTCTGACGCGGTTTAAGGCCGACGGCTTTGAGTTCATCGCTGGCCCAGATTTCCGTGAGCCATTCCGTCAGTGCGTCGCGGACGGCCTTCGGCAGGATCGGCTCTTGCGCTTCGTCGGGATAAAGCACGTCGCCAAAATCTTCGAAGGCCTTTTGCTGGCCGACAAATTCCGAGCGGCGCATCAGTCTTCACCCATGCCGTCGCTGCCGCTCTCACGCCGCCAGCCTGCATCCCATCGCGCTTGCCGCTTGTCGCCGAACGGAAACGGGTTGGCGGTGATCGGCTTGTCTTCGCCATAAGCGACCTGTCCCATCTTCTCTGCTTCGGCCGGCGTGCAGTCGGGCGCGGGATCTGTCGGCGGCCGTTCCGATGCTGCCCTTGAGGGCGCCGCGGCGCTCGGGGGCTGCGGCTTGACCTCTTCGCTTTTCGCTTCGCCCTTGGCGTCGCGATAAAGCCGGATCGGCGTTCCCTCCATTTCGACGATGATGCTCGCGCCAGGCGGCACGACCTGCTTCATGCGCTCAATCAGTTCGGCTTTGCCCAGCGGCTCGCCGGTCATCGCCTCGAAATGCTTGTAGAGCGGCGGCGTCGCTGCGATGCCGATGGCGTGCAGATAAACGTCGCGAATGTCCTCTTCTTCGCGGAACGAGGATGGCTTCTGTGCCCGCGCCTTCAGCGAGACGGAAATCCCCTTCGCTGAAAATCCGGCTGCCGTCGCTTCAGCCTTCACGACCTTGATGTCATCGCCGATCGCCTTCTGCTGCTGTTTGAGCCGCTCGATGCGCTCTAGAAATTCGATCAGCTTTTTCCCGGCGATCGTGTTTTGCCCGACCATTACGTCAATCCCTCCGTGCCTCCGCCAATTGGCGGACCCGCGCCTTGGTGCGCACTTTTACTCACGGCGCAACGGTGACCGATGACACTCTCGGTTCCGCTCCGCCTCATGAAACAAACACAACGCTGTAGCTTACGCACTCTCGACGCGGACGATCTCGAATCCGCTGTTCCGCAACGCCAGACGCAATAACTTCACTTCCGCACTGCGCGCGCCGAACACACGGCCGCGGATGATCGACAGCGTCAACGCCAGCACGTCGTCTGCCGTGATCGGCGGCAGCGGATCGCAGATGATGGGACGGGTGTGCTTCACGCGGCCCGCAACTCCGAAGCCTCCATCTGCGCCTTCACGATCGCTTCGGGCACATCAAAGAACGATTGATGTCCGCGATAAGGAATAGGTTGTTTGAATCGCCGGTACGAGCCGCGGCGCCAGGCGAAGCGGCCCCAGTCATGGTCACCGCACAGCTTATCGATGAGCTCATCAACGCTGAGATTGTTGCGGCCGTAATAGAGATCGTCCGTCGGTACACAGTCGACCAAATCGACCATGCCGATGATTACGCCGGTCGGCAGATCACTGTCCCAGCACCAACCAAACTCGTCGTCCAAAATAGTTGAAAGTTCAGGCTCAACGTCTTTGACGAATTTCTTCGCTGCGTGGACCATCAGCGGCCCGCGATACGGCGTTGCCCAGTGCCGCGTCTCATGCAATTTTGCGGGCGATAGCCATAGCGATGCCCATGGCTGCCAAAGTGATATTGTTCTCATTCCGGCACGTCCCCGACATCGACCAGGATCGGCGGATGCACCGTGCCGAGAATGTGGACGTGCACCGGCGCGCCCGCGATTAAAGCTTCCAGTTCCTTTGGCGTCGGATGCCAGGCCGTCACCATCGATGGCGTAGCGGGCCCGTTGACCGCGCAGTTGACCGTCTCATCGCGCAGCGGCAATCCCGCATAGCCTTGGGCTTTGCCGAGCACGCGCGTCGTTCCGGTGATGCGGCCGATCTGCATCAGATTTCACTCTCCGCTAAGTCCGGGGGGGGGGGCAGCATT